GTAAGATGCCAGCTAGACCCTACTTCAAACCCGCCTTAGATAGGAATATAGGCAAGCTACCAACAGGTATAAAGGCGGAATTGAGATGAACTTAGTAGATAGTAATAGACTGATAAGAACCTATTTACTCACATCCTGTACCTTGACCGACCCATTGATAGCCTTGATAGGGGATAAGATTTTCTGCCCCCGATTGCCAGAGGGGACAACCCTGCCAGCTATAAGTTTCTTTACCCGTGGAGGAAGTGCCGACCCTGATGTTCCTAAATACACCCTACCCAGTGTCCAGTTTGATTGCTGGGCGGATAATCCTCAAGAGGCACGGGAAGTTTATCGGGCTTTATATGATGCTTTGGGTGGATTGGTCTCTGTCCCAGTCACATTAGACTTAATTGAATATTATATAATGAAAGCAAGGGAGGAGGTTCATGGGCAAGACTTAGTGGATGAAATACCAGGCTACTTTAGGGTGATGTCTTTCTACTCTATAACTATCAGAGGGGTTTAATATAATGCTTATTCTAATAAATCAACAGGAGGTAATAAAATGGCATACCAAATAATACCAGTAGCAAAGGCGGTTAAGGCAGGCTTACAAGATTCTGAATCTAGGGGGGTTGTATGGGACAATACAACTAATGAGCAAGGATTGAAATTTCTCAATCTCGGGGGTAAGACTATCCTGATTGCCAGAAGCGAAACGGCAGCCGCAGATGATTATGCAACATGGGATACTACTCATGCCGTAGGGACATATGCGGCAATGCTAGAAAAGGCGGCCAGCGCCACTGATCGCTCTACTCATGTTCAAATGACCCTAGATACAAAAATAACAGTTGAGGACTTTTGCACTGCTATAGATGCCGCTACTCCAGTATGGAGTTTTACCCATTGGCTAGAGAGTGCGGATGGAGTCCAGAATGGTCCACAGTTTGAGCTTCGGTTTGAAGACCCAGATAGTGACGCTTGGTTAGAAATCACGGTCGTACCGCTACAAGGTTATACTGGGACTGATGCTTGGGTTACAACAACCATAGCAGACACCCATACTTGTGGCTATGGTGGTCATACACCCAATGGAACCAGTGTCTTTGAGTGGGGGCCTCTAACTTCACTTAGTGGTCTTTTGGCTGCTATCAATGCGGTTTGGGATGCAGCAGAGCAGGACACGGTTGTATCAGCTTATGAGCTTAAAAGGGTTAGGGTTGAACTCTGGGAAGCAGACCCACCAAGAACAGCTTGGATTGATACCCTTGTTATAAACGGTACTACCTATGCTCTAGAACCCGGGTTGGCAGGAGTCTCGCTTGGCCCTAATGCACCTCTCGTAACCTTGGCTTTTGTAGCAGAGCGAGATAATTTTGGGCGGACTGAGACACTGGCGCCAGTATTAGGGGCATCACAATCAATAATTGTGGGGCCGCTCCTACCAGCTTTGTTCAATGATACTGATGGGTATGTTAGGTTTAAGCCTAGCGTTACTGGGACTGACAAGTTTTACTCGGCAATACAGGTGGCTGACCCAAGCTAATAAATAATCATAGGAGGTAATTGAAATGGCGACCACAGGAAATATAGGTTATGGAGTTACTTTTACTTGGCACTCTAAAACAGTCGGAGAGTTGACCAGAATAGGCTCGGTGTCCCTTACGGTCACAAAGGTAGATGCCACAACACTCGCCACTCCCGATGAATATAAGGAATATATCCCTGGGCTGATTGACCCCGGCGATGTAGAGATCGAGGGATGGCTTGCCCCTGATGATGCTGGGCAGAAAATCCTATTAGTCGATATGAATGAAAGGACGGAGCAGGACTGGATTATCGCATTCCCAACATCAATAAGTTCGGCTAAATGGGAAGGTAAAGGTTACTGTACCGGCTATACAGCTGGGGATGCAACCCCAGAAGGTATGGTGCCTTTTTCTGCTACAATAGCTATATCGAATAAACCGACTCTGACACCGTAAGATAAAGGAGTAAGAGAATGCCTGAAATTGATAAATTGGTTACGGTGACTTTGGATAAGGAACGCCACCTGCGTCTACCACTGAAGGGTATGCTGGAGTTTGAGCAGATTACTGGCAGGAGCCTTCTTAAGAGTTTTAACCTTAAAGACTTATCCTTGAAAGATTGTGCTGCCTTGATATGGGCTTGTTTACTCCATGAGGATAAGGATTTAACTTATGATGATGTCCTGCTTATGGTTGATGCTGACAATATAACAGTGGTAATGGAGGCTGTGACGAAATGTATGAGCCAATCCTTCCCCGAGCCAAAGGCGGGTGACCGCCCTTTAGCAAAGAAACCCCGAGCTGGTTAGATCTATGGGCATCGGGGCGATATGAGCTCAACCTGACAGAAAGTGAGTTTTGGGAACTAACACTCAGGAAACTTAATGCCCTTATAGAGAGATACAAAATCAATCAGGACTGGCTGAATTACAGAACAGCCCTGATTTGCTCTGTTTTAGCCAATACAGCTAGAGACACTAAGAGGAGAAGGTTACCTTATACTCCTAAGGAGTTTATGCCCAGAGAGGAACGTAAGCAACAGACTGCCAATCAGATGTTTTCCACTGTGAAAGTATTAAACGCTGCTCTTGGTGGTAAAATCCAGGAGGATTAGAGATGGATGTAGGCGATGCCAAGATAACACTTGGTCTGGATACCAAGAAATTTGAGCAGGGGCTTAAAGGTGTAACCAACAAGATGAACACCTTTGCTACCAATATGAGGCAAAAGATGACTGCTGTTGGCAAGCAGATGTCAATGAAGATCACCGCCCCATTAGTTGCTTTAGGTGTTGGTGCCTTCAAAATGGCAGGCGATTTTGACACAGCAATGCGTCAGGTTAATGTTATGCTCGGAGCCAGTGCGGATGAATTTGATGAGTATAAAAAACAAGTTCTTGATATTTCTAGTGCGCTCGGTAAAAGCTCAGATGAAGTAGCGGCTTCCTTTTACCAGATTGTCTCTGCTGGCTATAGAGGGGGAGACGCTATAGATATTCTACGAGTAGCAATGGAGGGTGCGGTCGGTGGTATGGCGGATGCAGAATTGACTACTGCTGCTCTTACAAAGGCTATGAATATCTTCCAGTTAAAAGGCGTCGAAGGTGCGGAACGGGCGATGGATACCTTCTTCGGTATCGTTGACGCCGGACTTCTAACCTTTGAAGAGATGGCAATAGCCTTCCCCCGTGCTGCTACTATGGCGGCTGGACTTGGTGTTAGTATTGAAGAAACTGGTGCTGCCCTAGCCACATTAACTAAAGTTTCGGGTTCTACGGAACAAGCATCTACCGCCTTAAATGCAGTGTTCACCCAGTTAGTGAAACCAAGTGCAGATTTACAAGGTTTATATGAGGAGTGGGGCGTAACAACAGGTCCTGAGGCTATTAAAAAGTTTAGTGGACTTGAGGGTGTATTAAATAAAGTTACAGAGGCAACAGGTGGTAATGTAGCTGAGTTATCTGATTTATTCCCCAATGTAGAAGCTATCAGAGCAGTATTACCCTTGACCACCACCAATGCCGAGGATTTTGCCAGTGCGTTAGATAGCGTAACAAACTCAACAGGCAAAACTGGTGCTGCCCTTCAAGAAATGACAGAGGGGCCAGGTTTTCAGTGGAACCAGATGCATAGGTGACACAATAGGTGAAACAATCGGTCCTATGATAGAGAAGTTAATAGGCTGGATAAAGAGTGCCGTTGATTGGTTCAAGAATTTATCAGACCCGATGAAGGATATAATAATTAAACTTGGTGGGATATTCATAGCTATTGGGCCTGTTCTATTTATTGGCGGGAAGATGATTACTATGATTGGGGGGATGATTACTGCTGGAAAGTCAATGGTAAGTTTTATCTTCTTGAAGGCTATCCCAGCTTTAATTAAATTGGCTGCTGGCTTTATCGCCACTTTAGCAGCTATGGGACCAGCAGGTTGGGTTGCGATAGCTGGTATTGCTACTGCTGCTGCTGGTGGTATTGCTGCTCTAAATAGTGTGTTGGGTGGAGCCGGTACCTCAACAGTTCCTACTACATCTCGTAGTGCATTAGCTGCAAAAATAGAAGAAATGTTGGCAAAGGGATATACGAAGGAAAAAAAAAAAAAAATGATGGGCGGTCCTATCCCAAACCTTCAATTCGGTGGAATAGTTCCTGGTCCTATCGGTCAGCCTGTCCCAATCATAGCCCATGCTGGCGAGCAATTCCTTGGTGTAGGCAATAAAGCAGGTTCTACAATAAACATTAACTTAGGTTCTTTCATAGGGGATGATACTAGTCTGAGGAAATTCACCAGAGTTCTTAAATCAATAATTGGGGAGGATAACCGCAGAAATGCCTTCGGTCAGGTCAAT